TTCCCCCTTGGATAATTAAACCGCCAAACAACTTGCCAAAACAGATATACCAAGAATTTGGGTTAGATAAATCGTATCGCACTCCCAAACTCTGTAATGTTTCGTCCCCTAAGGCTTTTACTACATCTTGCCCATTTTTAATATTTAATCCACTTAACAAAGTTTTTACCAACGCTAATGTTGGTGCTTTCGGTTGACCATCTGCATTATCGACTGTGGTCAACATATTATCGACTTGTTGGAGAATAGCTTTAAAACGATTGTCATGGGCATGTTCATCAGTGTTATGACGTTCCATTTCGCCAGCCGTGATATATGCCGCATCACTGCGTTGTACTACAACACTTGCTGCGTTATCTACTGCAATTGTTATTTCAAACACTTTTGAATTAATTGGTGTGTCTTTTGCTGGAATATAATCCACAAAGTTTCCGCCGTTAGTGTATGCGATCATAACAGCCGTACTATCATCTTCACCATCTAATTTTGCAAATACACCAATTTCACGAGCATAAAAGCCATGTTCTAGGTGTTCATTGCTTAATGCAAAATCTAATTGGAATTGTCCCTCTTTAACGAATCGCCCTGGAGATGCAAAAGGCAATTCTAACAATGGATTAATTACATTCTCCATTGTTTCAATATTTTGATTGGTTAGTTGTCCATCGCCAGTTATTACTTTGATAGGTACTAACGCTTTGCCAGTCGCATTTGATTTTGCAATCAAGATACGGCCATTTTTAGTTTGAGAAATACTAGGATATTTCGCCATGTTACCCCCTAAATTCTAATGATTTCCTTAACATCAACCACACCGCCGATATATGTATTGTTCGATGTGTTTAATTCATCAATATTGACTTTTGCATCAATTCTAATGATTTCCTTAACATCAACCACACCGCCGATATATACAGATTGTGATAGTTTAGTTGTACTTTTAAATTTGATAAGTAAATTTTTAGGAATGATTGGTTCGATATATTCCCAAACATTAAATAATAGATATTCATTGCCAGGTTTAAAATCTAGCCAATATTCATATGCATTGCCGTTTACACTATGAGTTACTACCCCTTTTCCGTACTTGAAATCAAGCATTTCCTGTACTTTAGGCATAGTAAAAGGACGTTGACCGATTAATACTGATAGTATCTCGTTTCTACGTCCTTGTGTGTCTTTTAAATTAATAGGTGAAATATCAAGTATTTTCTCCCATGCATCTAATCCATAGTCTGATGCGGTATAGATGTATTCTTCCTTGAATATTCCGAGCATTAATTCCCATAGTATATTTAATTCTGCATTTTCTACACGATATACTTCTTGTATATCACGAGAATCACAAGTTAATGGAACGGCAAATTGTGATATATCTATATCACGCTTAAATATTCCAAAATCTGTAATCATACAGCCACCAAATTAATCGTACCCATTACAGGGATTTGATTATCCTTTAGTTCTAGCTTTGGTATATCCTGTCCATTAATCTGAATGTGTCCAACATCTAGCACATTAGGTAGTTCTACTGTCAATGCAGTTACAATACTAGACCGTACTGTGATGAATTGCTTTTCATCTTGTTTCGCCCACTCTTTACAACGATTGATTAAGCGTTCTTTGATAGCCGTTTCAATAGCATTTTTAATCTCTGCCACTTGATGGCCTTGTGTCATTGTTACTTCGATTGTGTAATTAATCGGAACAGGTTCAGCCTTTACTACTGTTACAGTATGTCCGATTGGTGCTAGTCCGTAACCCTTACCTTTAGGCATCGGATCTATAACATTTTCAATCTCTTTTATAAGTTCATCATCTGCTGGGCCGTAATCACTATTTAGTACTACCAATTTAACAGTACCGCCACCATTCCAACATCGGTATACTTTAACACCACCGACACCAGGAATGGCTAACACCTTTTCTTTATAATCTGCACCATTACCGCCATAGGCTTTAGATTTCAAAGCCTCAAAGTAGCGTTGACGGAACACTTCCGTCTCTTCCTCATCTTCGCCTGGTGTGATATTTTTCAAGATTTTAGCGGTGGTTAAGCCGTTAATACCTTGAATTGGTGTGATATCACCAGTTACAAAGTTAGGGGAACGGCCGAATTGTTCGCAACGCATTTTATATTTATGCTCATCGGAACTTAATATTTCAGTTACGATAAAATTATATTCATTGTAATTAAACCTAGAACCAATAGGTACCGCCATATTGAATTGTGCCTCAAATTCCCCTTGTGTAGCTGGCTCTGGATAGATATTAAATTCAGCTGCACGTAGAATTAAGAATTCTCTATCAGCAGTCCTTGCAAATGCTTGTTTCAATATAACATCGGCTAGGATATAGAGTTCCGCAAATTCGATACTAGCTGGAGCAGTAGCATCATAGATTACACTACCCTCACGGCGGTCGAATTCGTCTTTAACCCTATCAAGCATTCGCTTTTCTATCCTGTCAGCCGTCATATGCTCATACAATACCGCTCACCCCTTTCTTAATTCTTTGTAAAGTACCATATATAGTATCAACATCGAATTCAGTCATGACATCACCGCCATTATTACTAAACTCAAAATTGTATACTTTGGTTATTCTATCGTCATTCAGCAAGGCCTCTTCTATGCGTCTCTGTAACTCAGCGTACACATATGGAATTGGCTGGCCGAATAAATCTTGTAGTTCGATGCCGTAATTCCAACTGTAAATAATATATTGGTATCGCTCTGTATTGATAATTTTATAAATTGCTTGTTCCATAGCTCGCAACTTATCTGCATAGCCTCTAATTTGGCTATCTGTTCTAAAATCAACATCATATGTATGCGATGGTTCAATATAATTCACTGTATCTGGAATTAATGTATCATTAGTTTGTTTTGGTAAAAGTAAATTATCTGCCATTATTTAGTTGTACACCCCCTATTTGGGTTATACCAACGGTCTAACGCTATATAACGTTGTCCGCCAGTTTCCTTTAACATAATGACCTTATCACCCATAACTAATTGATTATGTACTAGGAATTTCTTCCGCCCTGTGTAATCGTGGTTATGACTTGCATATTCAGCATATCCACCGCCACCAGCTCTATTCTCTGTTACATGGTTTACACTCATTTCAACAGTCCATTCACAGGTATTCTTAGTAAGAATGATGTTTTCTTCTGGGATGGTTAGATTAGGGTCTATTTTAATGGCAAGTGGAGATACACTCACCACTTCACCAACAATCACTTCCATAGGTTCGCCATTATCAATAACAGTATTAGCTATTTCTTTAATAGTGTTAACTATTTTCATATATTCACTATCCATTATGACGCCCCCATTCTAATAATCTTAGTCGGTGCCTCGTCATCATGCCATGCATAATTTGCGTTGCCGTATTTCATAGCATAGCCACGGCTTGAGGAATTACCAAAGCAACCGCCAGCACCATCAGCAATTACCACATGATCATCATCACCATAAATCAACAAATCGCCTTTATTAGCATAGCCGTTAAATTGTTCAGTAACATAACCTTTAGCCTCGAGATTTTGGCGAAGTGTAGGAACAGATGCCGTTCCCTTGTTATATTCAGCAGCAAGGTCTTTATTGTAGTACGAACCAGTCGCACATACTGTATCAGCACAACCAACGCTACCATATTGAGATACACGCCCATCATTAGCACTAAATGCAGTATCAACCTGTCCAGCAGTACCACCAGCACCAGTAGCAACGGCACTATTAGAGCGTGTATTTTTAGCCGTATCAATCTTTTTGACTGCCTCGGCATCTTCATCTTTTGCTACTTCGTATGTTGCATCATTTTCAACGTACCGTAAATCTAAATCCATTCCATGAAATCCTGTTTTAAACGTATGCGTAACAGATGTTACCATCATGTAATTATTGACAATCATATCCCCAAAGTTTCGATTGATATACACCAATGAACCACCACGTACACGTACATCACCAATTACATTTTTGAGTTTAATCTCACGGCTTTTCTTATTCTTATGAGCCATAATCGCCTTAGCTTGTGCTACTGCGTTAATATCTTTCTCTTTAGGAATAAGTAGATATTGCAATCTGCCCCATTTTTCGATGTTTTTATCGTCCTTAGCTATAAATGTATTCTCTAAACTGCTTGATGCACCATTTGGAACAGTACGAACGATTTTTACATAGTTGTATGTATCCTTATCGATGGAAGTGGTATATTGCACATCTTCCATGCACTCATCATCGATGTATATGTCTATTTTCATGGTTTCAAACGATGCCAATCGTAATTCACCAGCATCATCATACAAGTGATAGAATGCATGATTAGGTGTGTATATAGTCGTTTTATCAAGCAATTGACATATCATTTCTTGTAATGACTTATCTTTGAATATTGTTTTAGGATTTTCAGGCGTTTTCCATACAGTATCATCCATGTAACCGCACTTTAATCCAAAATCATCAGAAACCATCTTAATAAATTCAGTTGCCGTCATTGAACCAATAACATAGCAATCTTTATTTTTCAAGTAACGTAATTGATCATAGCAAGTAACCGATATAGCATTCTTGCCATCACGTTGCTTTTCAAATACATACCCAAAGAATACAGCACCACCATTTAAAGTAAATTTAACTATATCACCCTCTTCAAAATTTAGATTAGGGTCTTTAGGTAATTTAAACGTCATTTTACTTGGAACGCAATCCATCGCCCTTGTAATCTGTACATCGTCTTGCGGTTCTACTAGCCACAAATCGCCAGTACTTTTATTTCTGATAGTTAATTCATAGTGCAATTGCATTGGCATAGGTATTGGGGTGATAACGCCATTGATTTGAGATTTTTCAACAGTTTTGTTTTCTTCTACAGCCATTCGTTATTACCTTCTCGTTTTAGTTGGATAACTTGACCTACACCCAAGATGGCTGGCACTGCTATTTTATTAAGTGCAGCAATTTGGAATAGGTTATCCGTATTACCTAATTGCTTTTTAACAATTTGTTGCAATGTTTGACCTCGTGATACTTTAGCAGTAGATGCTACCGCCTTATTATCCGTTGGTCTATCCTGTTTAACACTACCTTTTGCCGTTCCATCCTTATCAGTTTTTACCTCAATGCGTTTCGCTCCCCAATCTCTCCATTGTTTCAAGGATATATTGGCGTACGAATCAAAGCCGTTATCCGCATCTTCTTCAATGACATAGTTTTCAAGCGTACACTTCATATTAGTCATAGCTAACATTTGTCCGCCTGGTTTCATTCTTACTACGATGAATTGAAATCTTGTCTTAGTGGTTTTTAGCTTTTCAAGTTCATCAATGTAATATTTAGCTTTCTTAGACTTAAACAACATTGATTCATTGAATGGATAGTCAGAGTTAGGCAATAAGAATCTAAAAGAAATATCGGTTAATCCAGCTGGTTTTATGATATTGACCTCGCCTTTTCCTAATAGGTCTATAGTTTCATTTTTTCCGTTTATTGTTGTAACCAATTCCTTAGGGGGGATTGGTATTTGCATAGTTCCTAAATAGAAATAGTACATTTATATCCCCTCTCTTTGAATTGTAAACGCATCTTTTAAGCCTTTTGCGATTTGACTTGTAAATCCATCTAAATCAGTACCATTATTGATTTCAACATCGTTATTCATTTGGATGTGAATCACATTGGCATCTTGCCATTTCTTCAACGATTTATCGATAGCACTTTCACGTAAGGCTTTGATTTCTTCGTTTGTCATATCAATTGAATTAGCAATTTTACCTGTGTTTTTAGCGGTTTTACCAGTATTACCATCCGTCTTATTCGCAGAATCATGGTCAGAGCCTGGTGTAATTTTGCTAACATCGAATTCTTTCGGCTTGTTGATTTCTGGCATCTTAGGAATTAGATTTTCTAGGCTTAAACCAGCACCTACACCATATCCCTCTGACATAGCTTGTAATGGGCTTGTGTAATCCATCTTGTTCATAACAGTATTTTCACCGCCAGCAATCTCAAAACGTTGGAGCATCCCTGTTGAATCGCCAACTTCATCGACTTTTACACCAGGAATCTTATTGATAGCACCGATAATGTCATTAATACGCTGCTTAATGTATCCCCAAATGCCATTCCATATATCAACAAATAAGTTGCCAACTGCACGCAATGGATCTTTAAACACATTAGCCAAGAAATTGACAAATGCTGCGATGATATTCCAGCCAAATGCGAATACGTTGTAAATAACAGAACCAAACGCATAGAATGCAGCAACTACAATGCCCAAGATGCTTATATTGGTATCACAGAAATAATTAATAACTTCAATTGCTAAATAGAATACCGCAATAACAGCCACAATTAAGCCGATTATCCAAGCTAAAGGGCAAGCATACAATGCAGCATTTAATCCCTCTTGTGCTACTATCATAGCCAATATTGCTGCAGTTTCTATCCAATCAGCTGCCGCCTTTACTGCCATAGCACCAGCGGCAATTATAGTCCTAACTGCTGCGATACCAGCTTGAATTGCATAATAAGCCATTACACCACCTAATACAATCATAGCTAAATACATGATAGAAGAGTGTTGACGGATAAAGTTTGATAACGTGTTAAAGGCCCATATAGAGGTGTTAATCGTTTCACCAACCACACCTACAAGCCAATAGAATACAGGTGCCACAGTTTGAATGGCTCCTGTTACGTTATCAACTAATTCACGTATTCCCTCATTATTGGCAAGTTCAGAAATACGTTGGAATACAGGTTCAAATGCTTGAACCGCTTTATTTTTAATCGACTGCATATGATCACCCCAAGTTTTGGGCAACGATTCAAACTGCTTTTCGATTTCAGGCATATTATTCATGATGGCGTTTTTTATCACATCAGCAGTAACTTTACCCTCTGATGCTAGTTTTTTAAGTTCGCCACGAGATACCCCCATTGATTTAGCAATGATATTCTCAATCATTGGAGCATTTTCGGCGATTGAGCGGAATTCATCGCCTTGTAACTGCCCACTTGCTAGACCTTGCGTTAATTGGAGCATAGCGTTTCTTTGTGCCATTTTCGATGCACCACCAATGGCGAATACCTTTTGAATGCCTTCCATGAATTCTACGGCTTGCCGAGGGTCAGGGAATGCATCATGTGCTGATTGTGATACTTGAATTACCGCATCAGCCATATCCATATATCCTCCTCTTGCACGTTGCGCAGATTCAAATATTTGTTTATTTAGATAAATGGCATTTTCTTGACTGCCTGCCACGAGTTTCAATCTAGCTTGTACGCTTGCCCATTCTGCAGCCGTATCTGTGATTGAATCAATAGCACCCCTAGCCATTCCAACACCATTCATGACTGCATTTGCCAATAAGTTACCAGCAAAGCTATTCATGATGCCACCAAGGCTAGCTTTTAGCGTTTCGCTTGCATTTGATACGCCATTCATTTTGTTGTGCAACGTGTTCATTGATTGATAGGCTTTTTGGGTTGCATTTGCGGCTGCGTTCATTGCATTAGGAATATTAGTTGATAGGCTTATATAGTTTGAAAGTGTAGCCATTCATTACCCCCTTTTTGCCTTATCCAACTCTTTTTGCTCATCTTTTGCGTGTTGTTGGATAAAAGCAATTACTACCGCTTTTTCATTTATACTCATTTCCGCAAAAACAGAAGGTCGCATATGGTATTTAACAAACGCCAAATATGCGAACATTGTTTCTGTTTCATTGGAATCTAGGAGTTTTTTACCTCTTTTACCTTATCTTCCATGCCAACATCATAGCCTTGTGCCTCTGTTACGGCTGCTAAAAGGTCAGCATATTCGCCAGGTGTGAGCATAGCTCTAACTAAATCAACAGGCTCCGTTACACCCCAACTATCTTGCAATTCTGCATCATACAAATTAGGATATGTAATTGCTTTAGACAATACATCTTCATTGTATGCAGTTGCATCAAAGCGTTCTTCGGATTGACGTGTGATGCGGTCTGTAATACGTTTAGTGTATTTTTTACGCATTTTTTCAGTTTCATCAGTAGCTAATGTCTTGATTTTCCATGCGATAGGCTCGCCATTAGCACCTTTAATGCGTTTAGATGCCACATATTCCGTTTCATTTACTACTTCAACATTCTGTTTTAAAAATGCACTTAAATTTTCAGCCATTGTAAATTTCTCCTATACAAAAAAGGGAGCAAGCACTAGGCTTGCATCCCATCTAATTCATCAAAATGTTCAACATATTTAACACCTTCATAAGTGAAATTATGTTCTTGTTCGATATATTTGCCGTCAGCATCGAATTCTGCTGCCGTTAATTCATCAAGGTTTACACCTTTAAGAATTACGGAACGTCTACCAGCTTTAGATGTTGGATCATGATTGACTACTTGTATATCAAAGTATGTGTCAACACCAGTTTTCAAATATTTTTCAACCATTTTATCAAATAAAGCTGTGTTGTGATAAATCGTCAAACTACCGTTATATTCAACGGAAGTAGATTTGTTACCAGCACCAATACGGCCTAAAATAGCCACTTTTTCTTTGTTTTTCTTAATTTTTGCAGTAAGTTTTTTTGCTTGGAATAGCAAATATCTATTACCGCCAGTTACGATATAGCAAGATGCCAATTTGGAAGAAACTACATCGCCTGCATCCATCGTTTTCAAAGCATCTAAAATTTCATCTGCCATGTGTTACCTCCTACGCTACTACTACAGTCATGTACAATTTTTCCATAGCTACTGTTGGTTGTAATTGTACATTTACTAATACATCTTCTTTGTTATCACCTTGCGTTGGTACTGGGATATCTTTATCATCAAAGTTTTGGATAGCACGTACCTTTTGATATTGTTCAGCAAGGTATACCAAATCACCCCATAAGGATTCACGGCCAGCTTGGTCATTAGGGGATTTATCAAGATGAGTTTTATTGAACAATCTAGCACTATCAACCGCCCAATTATCAAGCACACGGATGACTTGATTGAATGAGAAATCTCGGTTTTTAGCTTTGCTAAATTCTGTGAATGTGTTGATATCTTTCAATACACGCACATCACCTTGAATATTTCCACCTACCGCATCAGTAACACTATGGAACATGAACATACCATCTTTAATAGCTTGTTCAAGTTCATACTGTTTGTATTTAACATTTACAGTATATTCGCCGTCATAGATCATATTGCCCACTGTTGCGTTAATATTACAAGATGCCTCTTGACCTAATGTCCAATACACTAAAGAGCCTTTTTCTGTACCCTCATCGGTTACATTATTAAGGATAGAGATTACACCCTCATAGTTGACTTTAGTCTTACCATGAATCACTAATTGAAATTTAGCACCACTTTGTTCACGGCAACGTTTTGTAAATGCAATAAGCAAGTTTTTGACAGTATCATCAGCACCAGCATAACCGATTGTATTAAAGTAGTAAGGTTCAAGCATATCAAGGCCATCTTGATAGTTTTGAACAGTTACCGCACTACCATTAGTACCGCCAGTCAATGCAGCATATGCACTAGCAGTCAATGCACCTGTTTTAGTAAAGATAATGTAATCATTGTCTTTCAATTCAGTTGCATCTTTCAAATTCTTTTGAGTGTCTACTACTTTGCGAACATCACCAGTTGTAAGGTATGTATTCACAATGAATTTACCGCTATTATCTGGATCAGCTTGTACAGATACACCCAAATCATTACCACGGACGCCCTTATATTTAGCTTTACCAATAGCACCGCTCGCCTCTTTACCATCAGAATTTAAGCGGTAGAAATAGCCAGTTTTAAGACCACGGAATAAATCACGCAAGCCTTTCATTTTTTCATGGCCATAATCATAACCAAAATACTTTTGACATTCTTTTTGGAAAGTATCATTATCTACACGGAACACTTCACCGCTAGGGCCCCAATCAAAGGCAAGCATCATAGCACCAAAGCCTCGGTCTGATACTTCTGCATATGCTCGGTCTTTAGATACGAAATTAATATAAGTACCTGGCAATACTTTATTATGAAATAAGAATGTGCCACCACCTAATGCCATATTTCACTAACCTTTCACAGGCGTTTTTAATGCCTGATTTAAAATCTTATCAATATCACTATGCGTATACATCACATCTTCATCTAATAGACATGTGAGCAAATCACGATATCGTCTATATTTATCAGATGCAACGATTGTATATGCATCAAATTGTTGTTCAGCCATTACAGGCGTTTCAACTGTTTCAATTTCTGCCATCTTTTACCCTTTCTGTTAATTCCATGTGTTTCATACGTTCAATTGGCTTAGATACACTTCGTAAAATATTTTCATATGTTACAAAGAAATGTAATACACCATCTGACACTTTATACTTCATACCAGTACCCATAATCGTACGTTCCCCAACTTGTACAAATTCAAGCATCTGATACAACACACTTGGAATTCCTAATAACTTTCTTGTATCTGTAACCACATCAAGATTATTGGCGTAATACATGATGTCTAAATCCAAAGAGGTATTATATAGCGTTCCAACATGTCTGCTCATACTAGGTTCAATGACCTTGATATAAGTACATGGGAATGTCATATTGTTTTCTTTAAATTCTAGGTATATAGGCACATTCAATGCCTTATGTACAGTCTTAGATACAGCCGTTAATACATCAGTATCCACCATGATCTTTAACCCATTTCTTTAATGTAATTTCCATAATACGTTTAGCGTTTTTGTTGACTACCTTTTCCGCTTTCTCATGCATATACGCACCATCAACCCAAGGTTTTTTCAATCTGCCACCTTGCATTACGCCGCCTTCAGATTGACCTATCCATGGAAGAAATCTCCCAACCTCTTGCCTATGGCCATCGTTTAGGAAGGATGCATATGATGATGTGTTAAATACCTCAACTTTACCGCTTTGATTGTTCAATTGATATTTACCAATACTCCATGATTGGCGTGTATGTTCGCTATCAAAGTATTTTGTCTGTATCTTTCCATGTTGCATAAATTTCACTGACCTTTTACCAACTGGCGTATTTAACTTTGCCTTACGCACATACACACTTGCCATGTTTTCAACCACTTTTTTATTAAATGCTTGAACATTCCCTGATTGACTTAATTTTATTAAACTATCTTTAAAATCAGTAAAATCTTTTAGGTTAAAATCAACACCCATGCTAATGCACCTCTAAATTTTCAAGTTGCACCTCTTGATGGGTGTCATATCGTGCAGAAATCGAGGCACTGCGAAAAAATTGTTTCGTATTTCGCCCTGTAACGGCTATTCGTGAGCCTTTTGGTATGATTACACTAGGCGAACAGAAAAGGCTTGTATACTGCGTAAATTTGGGTATTTCTGCCACATTGGCAATATTCGATGTTTTGTATGACAATCTGCAAGGATATGGGCCGTCAATTTTGGTTGATTTTGCCATTATCCCTGTTTCTTCGTCCATTTGGTCGATTTCGGTTTCAATCGTACATTCGCAATCATAAAGTTTTTCGATTTGCTTTGTATGCCTATCTACCATTTCAGCCGTCGGAAACATGTCAATTCACCCTCTCCATAATTTACGAATAGTTGAGCCATTTCTTTTAATCTGTCAGCTGCACTTTTACCGCTGAAACTTACTTGAGTATCACCCATTTTAATTTGTGTAGGCACGTCTAAGTTTTCAGCACCAATCAACGCAACAATATTAGTCTGCAAATACGCTCCAACCACTCGATACACTATTACATGCTCGAGTTCAGTCGGTAGCGTTTCGCAATTGATAATATTTAGTACTCGTTGGGTTTCTGCAGTAATCAGATATTTAAGAATAGATGTGTCAGTATCAACGCTTTTATTCGTTATCATCAGAATCAGATTTAGAATTTTTTCTAGCATTCTTCACCAATCCTTTACCTTTTGTAGTTTCCTCTACTGTTGGATTTTCTTCCGTGTTCGTAGTTTCCTCTACTGTTGGATTTGACACATCGTGATATCGTCTTAATAACATTCCCATAATTTCACCTACTATTTTTTGAATGTTGCTTTTACAACTTTGGATTTATTAGTCAATGCCGCAATGTAATGTTCAGTCACTGTAATAACGTTTGTACGTTTCAATACATCACGATCAGTTTCAACTAATGCATCACGTTTCATGAAGATTGTTACCGCTGGAAGTGCTGGAACGCCATCTTCTGGCTCTGGTGTAACTTGAACGATATAGTTGGTAAAGTTGCCTGCATTTTCAACGATTTTTCGAGATACAACAACGTTACAGCCAGCAATTTTACCGATTACACCACTAGCCATTACATCGTTACCGTATTTGTTTTTGTCAATAAAGTTAGGGTCTTTACGTAATGTTGCCTCTTGTGCTGGGGAAATAAATAAATATTTCACCACGCCTTCTTGTTCTTCATCGAATTTAGCAACCGCATCAACAATGCCATCATAAGAGATTGCACTTGTAGAAGTAGATGTAAGTGTAGCACCACTCAACGCAGCCAATACATCGTTATCAACTTTAGATGCAATAGCCATAGACAACTGTTGAGCAGCTGCACCAACTGGGTCGCCCAAACCTGTAAGGATAGCTTTATCAGTCAATTCAACTGCTTTACCAGCCTCTTTGATTTTGTAATCATCGTGAGATGCAGTCATTTGTTCTGTATCCATCGGTGTACCTTCTGTAAGGTCTACTGCATCACCGATATAACCCCATACTGGTACTGTTACGCTTTCACCTGGTTGACCTACCAAAGTGTTATCGAATGTTGCAATTTGTGTAAATTTAATCGCTTTAGGCAAGCCAGCGGACACCATGTCAGCCATAACTTGCGGTTTAATCATGTTAGTGGATTTAGTAACACCTGTCGCAAAGAATTGCAAATCAAATACAAATTTTGGTTTACTCATATTTTTATTCTCCTTTTGATAATTGGTTATAAAGTTCTTGATTTTCGTCATAAAGTTTCGAGCGTTCAGCATAGTTCATCTTGGCGAATTCCTTTGATGTAATCGTAGGTGTGCCATGTTTACCGCCCTCATTGCCAGCTGGTGTGCCTGATGGTTTTGTGTTTTCGCCAAATAAAAAAGGGTTCTCTTTCATGACCGCATCTAATTGGTCTTTGAGCCCCTTAATTTCGCCGTTTTCAATTTTTGCATCGGTTAGATCTAACAACGCACGCACAGCCTTATTGTTCTTAGATTTGACACCACTCAATGCCGTATTTACGATGTTATCAATTTCCATGCTTTTGATTTTCGCCTCATATTCAGCAGTTCTTTTGTCTGAATCGGCTTTCAGTGCATCGATTTGTTTCTTTAATTCATCGTTGTTAGCATTTGCTTTTTGAAGGTTATCAATTTCACCTCGTACTTTTGATAATTCCCCCTCTACCGATTTGAGTTTGTCATTTTTGGCGTTGAATTGGTCTTTAGATACGTAATTCTTGCCGTAATCTTCCACCACTTTGTCTGCTACTTCTTCACTCAAACCTAACTTCATTAATTCGTCTTTAGTCATATTGACCCCCTTATACAAATACCCATTTCGCTTTATTATCGTGAGCCACACCTCACAATTACGGTCTTGTTGTTTTACGCCTAACAATACTAAAACGGCAATTAAAAAAGCAGCCGTTAAGCTGCTTGTTAATCAATATATTGTTTTTCCCACTCTTCATAGGTGATAGCACCATCAACATCGATGCTTTTATCATCTTTATTTCTGCCTGTTCGTGTCTCGCCCTCTAATCCCTCTATATAAGGGATAGTAGTAGAACGGCAATAACAATGGAACGGCGGAACAGTAACACCAGGTTTAGCATCCACACGCCTAACAATCTTTCTATCCATTCTCCTACAAATAGGCGATGTATGACTGTCTAACGTGGCTAGTATCTCCAACTTATCCACATCGAGTTCTGCCATGCTATCAAGAAACCCCTGTTCATGTACTCGTGCTGTTTCTGTTTCTACTAGCCGTTTAGCGTTGCTGTACGATGTTTTCATTCGCTTACTTAGATTATCAGCCATAGTGTCAGCACCTTGGCCAATCATCAATGCTTGCGTAAAATCGCTCTGTAAGTTAGCTACTAGCTTAACCTTATCAGTCCATATGCGACTGCTGAAATCTTGCCCATCATTCGCCCATTGGCTATTTACAACGCTATCCACACGCTTACTATCGATGCTATTAATCATCGAGTACGTGCCTCGTTGCGTTTGTGTCGTGTATGCACTCTTATATACTGATGATCTATAGACATCATCAAGCATATTCTTAACAGATATATTCTGACTATGTGCCATAACTTCGATTTCATGCACCATATTAATATATAGCATTTGCTCACGGCTTAACCGCTCACGAATGGATGCGTTTGATAGCATTTGTTGGTGTTCCTTAGACATTCCGAATTGTTTCGCCTCTTTTTCAAACTCTTTCAAGTCCATCTTAAAGGCTTTCATCTCGTACTTATCAAGTAGCTTTCGTGCCTCTTGTAAGGTGATTCCGTTTTCATTGGCAAATCTTCGATACCAATCGTTGATAGCTTTCTCTATTCGCCTTAATGCTCGTGCATACTGTTTTTTGATTTCCTCATCTGTAAGCGTTGCCTTTTGAAATGATTCGTCTAGGATACGTTCATACCGCTTTTGCCAGTAATCATTCGCCATGTTCCTCACCACCATTAGGAATTACAAAGTCAGGCATTAATTCAGCCTGTTCTTTCTTCAATCGTTCCAATTCTTCATTAGTGTTTAGTGTCCACGGATGATTAGCTACGATGGTTTCATTTGATATGATACCTACACTGTTACGGCAATTATTGATGATTTCGCCCTCATTGACTGGTGTGAGTTTATTGAATATAAATTCCACATCATCAAGTGCATTACTACCTAGAATGTTATAGTACTGTCCGATAAACTCTAGCATCTTCTCAAATGATGCCTGGAATTCTACTTCAAGTTGGTTACTATCCAAATCAATATCAGAGTACATGCTCATGATGTTCATCTGATTAGGGTTGTTCGCCATTCTATCATCTTTCGCATCAAAACCACGGCCATTTTTTATAATTGCCGTTTTCAATGCATGGATAATGAATTGAAAGTTAGCTGTATTCACCTCAATATGCAAGGTTTCAACACCGCCATCACCATTTACAGTATTAATCTTGACTGCCCCATACTGTGCTAGCTTTTGTCTAAAGTCTGCCAAGTCTGTGCCGTCATAGTTTTTCAATACTAGAATGGTATTCCGACTATCTTCCATCATGTTATCTGTTAACATCGAATACATATCATTCAACGCATCTTGCAAACACTTAACACGATTGATAATAGGTTGTTCTATATGATTGCCCTTGAAACAGATTAAAGGCACTTGGCCCCAATCATAGAACACATTGCCAGCGTTAATATAGCGTTGCTCGTCTTTCTCTTGATTGATGTACAAGTTTTGATTTTGGTAGGTGTAATACTTTACTTTATCTTTTGTATAAAACTCAACAAAGGTTACTGTCTGATTAGCACCTAGCGGAGTATACACTTCCATATCATACATATAGACAAATGCATCTAACTGTGTATGATCATCATCACGCCAAAACGGAAGAATGTTTTCAGGTTTTAAACGTTTAAATGCTATATCACCATTTTCATTGATGTATGGATACAAGTACCCTTTACCAGCTATTTGCGAATCACTGCATACATTTAATAGTGTGCGTTGGAATTTACGATTGAATATATCAGTGATGCGGTCATCTTCCGTCTTAATTTCAAGCGGTTTACCTAACATATAATTGACTTTTTGGTCTACCAAATCATCTATCTGATTGTCAACAATCTTGTAATTCGGTAGGTTTTCAAGTTCCATCAACTTGCCATTCTCAATGATAGTAGTCCGCTTTTTATTTAAAACATCATGCTCTCCTTTGTAGTATCGTCTACCAGTCAGCATGTCTTTTCTTTCTTTACCGCTCAAGAATTTTCGTATTTCGCTTTGCAAGAATTCACGTTCGGAGATGCCACTATTCCCCTTTATGATTGCTTGCCACATTTCATTAGTTGTTAGCATTGTACCCCCTTACCAGCTAAATCTTGCACCATCCATAATTTCACGTAAGCCATAACGCACCGCATCAATGGTATGGTCATTATATTTTGGATAGCTAGAAATAAAATTACCATCTTTGTCTTGTGCGAATTCGTAAGACATAAACTCACGATATGCGTTAGGGCAACGCTTTTTATCGATATAAATCTTTGCCCTATCAGATAGCCACTTGATACTAAAATCACGACTATCTGGCCCTTTGCGCACTGGATATGCTCTAATACCTAATTCTGTAAATTCTGCTATTGATTTAGGTTCTGCACTATCACAATATACAGGCCTATCGCCTACTTTATCCTTGATGAGGTTCACGGCTTTCTTATTGGTTAATTTAGTGCCATATACTTCATCATAGATATAAATAGTATCGTGCTTTTCGTCATAGTTCATTTTCATATATACGAATGGGTCAGTCGCAAAACCAAAGTCAATGCCATGGAATACATTATCAAATGTATCTATGAGTTCATCTGTGATATCTAATTCTTCAACATTAGGGAACACATCGCCGCCTGTGCCTGTAACTTCGCCCATATATTCATGTGCGTACAGGTCGGGCCGTGCCTCTTTTAGCTTTTCAGCCTCGTTTACGAATTGTTGCCCTAACCATTCCACAGGAACCATAGTGTAATCACTTTTGATTACCATCCTATCCGCATCATCTGTTAGTTGTTCTACGTTCACCCAATTATCACGGCTTTTAGGTGGATTGAAAGAATAAAAACACCAGTACTTATCACCACCACGTAATAAGGACTGGTTTATGTTTCGTATTTCATTCATGCCAGCGAATTGATCTAATTCTTCAAACCATACTATACCGACATACCCAAATGGTAATTTAATTGATTTTACTTTTTGCGGATCATCAACACCTAGGAATAGTATCCGTTGCCCTGTTGGATTATAGATAATCTCTAATGGTGATTTCTTGAAAGTAAACCTATCAGATACACCTAACTTATCGATACACCACTCTATTTGAGCGTATACGGAGTTTTTCAACGTCTGCCCTACCTTACGCAAGACAACCGCATGACAATCTTTGTTATTCATCAAGGTGTCTACTACTTCAGTACCAGCAAATGACGATTTAGTACTACCACGGCCACCAGTTAACCAATAATGCGTGTGTCTGTGCCGTTTAATATCAGCACTTACCACGTCAAAATGTGGAATGATAACTTCCGTTAAATCAACACGCTTGAATGTATCCTGTGTTGGCTCTTCGTTTTCCGTAAGTCCACCAGATACATTTAATACAAATTCGGCTGCCTTATTATCGCCATTGATTGCATTTACTACTTGTTTTAGTACAATGGCCGTCTGTGCCGTTATATTTAACCCCTTAGCACTTGCAAGGCTTTTTATTTTCTCGTCTACTTGGCCATCTTTTAATGGTGTATCAAGTAATGTATTGGTTATTTCTCTCCATGTTCTCTTGGCTCTTTTCGCCTTGCCACTAGCAATGCCACCGAGTGAACCAAGCCGTTGACGCTCCTCTTTTGGTAACTTGCCTATATCTCTTAGGTTTTG